CAATGGCTTTTAATTGTTCCATTGTTTTATCTTCATTTTTAGGATCCTTCATTTCAGTATAGTATCCTTTCATCATTTGATCAAAAATTAAATTATCAGGATTTTTCTTATCCTCATAATCAAAATTCTTTTCAGCATCTTCTTCTACTTGTTTTGAAGGTTTTTTAAGTTCAGCTTTTTCATCTTCTATTTTTTTCTTTTTAGCTTCAACTATAAAATTTTCAAAAGCTATTTCATAAGATTCTTTTTTAGAAGGTTGAAGTTGATTAATAGGTTTTAAACCTATAACATTTTCGTTAATAAGATTTTTAGTTTTAAGTACATTTGCTACTTCTGTATATGTAGCAGAGTTACGAATTAAACCAGGAAACTGTCGTTTAGCTTCCTTAATAAAGACATCTTTATGGCCTTTACCTTCTTTAATCAACAAATACTGGTCTTGTAATGTCTTTTTCATTCTATTTTTCTGTTAATAGTTCTTTTATTTCTCTTAAATAATTTAATACAATTTCTATAGGTTGAGTAATGTCGTATGAACCAGCATTTCCTCCATAAAGTTCAATTGTATCATTTTTTGCATTAGAAACTAATGGTGTTATTTCATTCATTAGTCTTTCAATTTCATCTAAACCAACTAAACGTTTTTTCTGGAAATCATTCATTTCGTTTAACTTTTCTTCTTCCCATAATTTTTTAATATCATAGGATTTGGGTTTTATTTTAGGAATGTTTTTAAATCCCAATTTATAATAATAAATATTCTTAGCTCCTTTAGCATTCTTATTTTTATTAAAAACTGTTGGTGTAGAATAATTAGCCCCCTCACCTGGGGTAAAGGAAGCACCACCTTGGTTAGTGGCAGACATTTCTTTTAATTTTTTTCTTATTATTTCTTTAATTTTTTCCATTAGCAGTTTCTAATTCATTTATTAAATCACAATACTGTAGTAGATCAACTAAATCATCATCTTTTAATTTAGTTATTTTTGTTGGAACTTTTATTAAAGAAAGAACTTCGTTAATTTTAATTTTAGTAACTTTATTTTTTGTTTTTTTATTCAATTCTCTTAATTCATTTTTAATATCTATTATTGAAGTAGTATAAAACTCTTTTAAACGGGGAGCATTATCAATTGAATTAACATATTCTTTAAGAATTAATTTTTGTTTATTTGCTAAACTGTCATACTTACCATTAAATTTTTCCATTAATATTTTATAAGTAAGTAATTTAGTATCTTTATCAGATTTATTTATTTCGTCCATTACTTCATCTCTAACCTTATTTTTTTTAATAGAAGCTAAAGTTAAATATTCTAAAATAGTAACTTTATTTTGAATTAATTGGTTTGGAGTTGATTTTGAAGAGTTATTTAATTCTAATAGAGTATAAAAAGCAGCAAAAGGTTTATAATTAGGTAATTTATGATTAAAAAATTTTATTAAATCATAACTTTTTTTAATTTCATTTATAAGATTATACTTTTGTCTTTTTAAAGCCCCTCTATTTAAAGTTTTAGAAGAATTGATTAATACATCAATAGTTATATTAGCTTTTGATTCTGAGAGAGTAGTTTTAGCTAAAAGAGACTCATAAAGTTTATATTCTCTTCCTAATTCAGATTTTACAAAATACTTTTGTAGTAAATCTTTTGCAGGAGAGGGCTTGCCTTCTAAAGTATCCGTTGTGATCTGGCGTACTAAAAGTTCAAAAAGTATACCTGTGTTTTTATACTTTGAATGTTTAATTTGCATTCCTTTATAATTTATTTACTTATAAATATATAAAAATTTATTACTCTTGTATTTGGTCTTCATCTAATAATGAACTTCCTTTAATTTCTCTTTCAAATATTATTTGTTTCTTTTGATTTTTTAAATCATTAAACATTTTAGTGTTTTTATTTCGTGTTTTTTTCGTTTCAAGTGCTAAAGGAGACCCACCTTTATAATTAGGTTTTATTGAATCAGATTCATCATTATCTTTTTTCATTCCATCAGCTCCTATTCTATCTTTACCAAAAGCATTATCTTGTGTATTTCTATTAGATACTTTTTCTTTTGGTCTACCTAATTCTTCTTTATCTTCATCATATCCTTCAGGTACTTCTCCATTATCATATCTATTTCTACCATATAATGAAGCTAAATCATGAGGTGTACCATATGATTTACCTGTTTCAAGTGGATCATTACCTTCGTTTTCAATTTGATTTATTCTAAATTTGCGTTTAGCATCTTGAGCAATTAATCCTCTATATTCATCATATTCATCTTCACTTAAATGGAATATATGTTCATATACAAAATCAGAAGGCATTAATTTATTATCTATTATAGAGTTAGCTAATTCTACTTTTTCTTTCATTAATGTTACCCTTTCTTGATCATAAATTACTGAGGGGTTGGTTAAAGATAATTCAAAGTTTACTAAAGCTTCATCTTTATAGCCCTGTGAATATAAATGAACTAAGGCAATTTTTGTAAGTTCTGAAATTATAATTCTTTGAATTCGTTCAATTGTACGAGCAAATCTAATGTCTTCAGCTGCTAGTGTAGCTTTACCAGTTAAATCTTTTTCATAACCCATAAATGCTTTAGGTACTTTAAGAGCAGCAAATAGTTTATCTCTTAAATATTCTACATCTTGAATTCCATCATATTGTAAGCCACCTAAATTATCTATTTTAGTTGCTTGATCATTACCTCTTACAGGAACATAAAAATCTTCTAATAGATTCTGCATGTTATATTTTAAATTATAATCACCAGATTCTTGATCAATATAAGGAGTACGTTTCATTTTTGATATTGTTTTCTGCATGAAATTTTCTACTTCAGCAGGTGCAATATTTCCAACATTTATATAAAATATACGTTTTTCAGGAGCACGAACAATCCTATGAATTAACATAGCATCTTCCATCATTGTATATTGTTTAAATAGTTTACGACCAGGTTCTAAATAGGATCTACCATAAGGTAAGAAGTTTGTATCAGAAAGTAATCGAAAATGAGCAATTTCATAATTATCAAAATAGATAGCTCTATCATTTTCGTTTTTATAATTAGTACTAGGAACAGGATATTGACCTGATGATTGGTTAATACCATCAGGGTCAAATCTATATCTTACATCTCCTGGTCTTTCAGCATCATAACCATCTTGTCTTTCTATATGAAAAGCGTTATAAGGTATAACATTATAAACTCCAAATTTTTCAGAAATTTCTAATTTTAAAAAGAAATCTCCATATTTACACATATTTCTAATCCAAGGCCATAAATTAAATTCTATATTTAATACATCGTAAAATAAATTATAAAGAATTTTTTGAACATCTTCATCAGAACTTTTAATTGAAAGTACTTCTCCCATATCATTCTTTAAAGTACATTCATCAGAAATGATATCTAATGCAGAAGCTATGATAGCATCTGTATCCATGGCATCATATTCATTATAAAGTTGAGGGCGTAACATTGCGTAATTAAAGCTTGATTGGTACCCATATATTGATGTATTAGAATTAGTATAGATTCTATTAAATCTATCTACCATTGCATTAGTTTCAAATTCTCCTCCAACTTGAACTTTATTTATATCAATTACTTTTAATTGGTTATCTCCATCATTTCTAATGATTACATCTGTTGAAAATAATCTTCTTAATCTTCCAAATAATCCAGTATCTGCCATTTTTGTTTTTTATAATAACCAAGAAATATCTTCTTCGTCGTTTGAATAAGGGTTGTTTATTTTATAAGGGTTTTTAAATGTTTCATTACTTGAATATCCTCCAGCGTATGGAGAATTATTATTACTAACATTATTTAACATGCTTTTAGTCATGTCCATTCCTTTTTGTCTTAATTTAAATGCCGTTTCTCTTAAATAACATCCTATAGAAAAAGATAAAACTAAATCATCATTATACCCTGTTTGGGCTTCAGCTCTACCATTTCTCCATATAAATACTTTCATTTCTTCTAATAGTCGCACAGATCTAAATATAACGCCTTTATCACGTACAGCTTCTTGAAATTTACCAATTGCTATTGGTCTAGTATTTGAAGCCATTGTAAACCCAGGTGTCATTTTACTATAATCCGTATAAGGATCAAAATAATTATCTACAGACATGCTATTACCTTTAGGTGAATGATACAAATTTTGATAACCTCTATCAAGGATAGTTTGAATAGTTGACCATCCTATACTTGAATTTTCAGGAGCAAGCAAAGCATTATTATATTCAGTTGCTATACCAACTAATAAATTACCAAAATCCTTAGTACCCATTTGACCTTTATATTCAGCAACTTGTGTAAATGTTTCAACATCAAACACATGAAAAGCAGAATAGTCTTTACCATCACCACGAGCTACATCTGCTACAACTAAATAATCTTTAGAATAATCAGCTGGTTCCCATACCCATAAATTTTTATCAATTCCTCTTTTTTCTAAAGGTTCTTTAATATGATCTTTTTCATAGTAATCAACATTTTCAGCATAAAATACAGTATCACCAGAAGTAGAAAAATCACAATCACACTCTTGTGCTGCCATTCTTTTCCCTAAATCAGCATCTTGTTGGTTTCTCCAGTCTTGATCTCTTTCAGGATGGACTTCCCAAGGTAATCTAATAGGTAAAAAACTATTTTCACTCATTTCAGCAGAAACCCATGTTTTATGAAACCAATTTCCTGTACCATATGGGGTTGATAGTGCTATACAACCACCACCTGTTGCTAGTGTTTGTTGGGCTGAAGCCCATATTTCACCTATATTATTAATAAAGGCAGCCTCATCAATTATTAATAAAGAAACTGCTTCTGATCGACCAGCATCTGAACTTGCTGAGGTGGCTTTTATTTGGGAACCATTATTTAATCTAAGGGTTAATTTATTATCTTCTGAAGGTTTTAGGTTTTCTTTAAGCCATGAAGGTAAGTTATCATACATAAACTTAACCTTTGTAACCATATTTTTAGCTGTTTCTTGTTTTGTTGCTATACAAAGTATATTTTTATCTTGATTAAACAACATCATCCATAATGAATAACCTGCTGTTAATGTTGATATACCTAATTGTCTAGATTTTAAAACGATTGAATATGAATTTTCTTGGAATAAAGTTAATACACGATCTTGAAAAGGATATAAATTAAATTGTATTCTACCTCTTTTAGGGTGTTGGATGTAGCAATATTTACGCATAAAGTATGCAGGTGATGCAGCACATCTTACATATTCTTCTCGTATTTTCTTTTTAAGATCCTGATTCATATTATTTTATTGCTATTAATATAATTAAAGGGGTTAAGGTAGCCACGAATCCTCCACCTAACCATTTAAGACCTTTTTTTAATCTGTTATTTGATTTTTTTAGTTTGCTTACATCTGTTTCTAAACCCTTAATAATTAATGACCTTTGTTCACCTATTTGATTATAGTTTTGAATTTGAAGAATATAATTAATATTTTTATTTTCAAAATCTTTTATAATACTATCTTGTCTAAGAGATTTTTCATTTAAATTTAAAAGAAGATAGTTTGATTTATTAAGTTCTGCTATTGCAGAATCACCTTTAACTAAATCAACTGCTATTTTTTTAGCAATATCATAATCAAAACAAATTTTATTGATATCTTTTTGTGAAAAAATCGTCGAGCTGAGTAGGAGTATAGGTAGTAATAGCTTTAATTTTTTTACCATAATATTTTTTTACTTGTATTATTTCTTTACTTGTACTATCGATTTGTTTATCTAAAACATCAATTTCAAGTTGTTGGTGTACAATAGATTGATTTAGTTCTACTTGTTTACCTTCTAATCCTATTATGACATTATTTAAACTATCAATTTTTTGTTTTTGGTCAGTATAATCACCTACTTGAACAGGTGAAAATGCTGTAACAATAGTAAAGTATAGTAAAGATGTAAAAACTACTACACATACTAAAATATGCCATAACTTTAATTTAATTTCTTTATTCATATTAAGCCTCTACTCTTTGGGCCTCTTTGTATTTTAAAATAATATCTTGTTTAGATCTTAAATACTTTATAGCAGCACCATCACCTTCTGTTGATTTTTTTTCTTTATAGGTATCCATAACCCTTCTATATTGTTTAACTAATTCATCTCTACCCCTAGCTGCTTTTTCTACTTCAGCGTCACCAGAAGGAGCTTCATCATCTGAATCTGGTTTAGTAACTATTGGTTCTGATGAAGTTGTTGGTTCTACTACTTTAGTTTTTTTTGGATTTAAAATTCTATCTATAGCTTTTTCTGTTTGTGGACGTTGTAATTTATCCGAAAAAGTTTTTTCACCTGAAGTAAATTTACTTAAATCTGGGATTCCAGATTTTGGTTCATTAGCTATTTTACTAACTATTTGAAGAATTTTAGGTTCATCAAAAGTATCTCTTTGTTTTGCTACAGCATCGTCTACAGCAACTAAAGATGAAACGAGTTCAGGGGGAGAATTAGGGCTAGTTCTAGCTTTTTTACCTACTATTATTTTAGATATTTCTGGGGTAGATTCAATTCCCATACCCTTAATTACATCAATAGCATTTTTTATAGCATTTCCTAAAATACCTTTTTCTATTTTACCTGTTTCATCATCATATGCAAAGTCATATTGACTAGTAGGACCTATAAAAGGAATTTCATTTAATGCATCAGTTATTTCTTCATGTATAATTTCAAGCAAGCGAGTCTTTTTCATTCTAATATATTTTTATTTATAAATATTATTGGAATATTGCTTGTTTAATTTTTTCTATTCTTTCCTCAGTAGAACCCGATATTTCTGTGTATTTAGGATGTTTACCTAATTTATCTTTAATTATATCTTTAATTGCTTTATCAATTTCCATTCGATATTCTTTATCTATTGTTCTAACTCCATTATCTTCTAGTTCTACACCTTTAGGAGAAACATAAAATAAATAATCATAATCCCTAATTAAATTTTTAGCTAATGCTTCAAATTCTCTTCCTTGAGTCCAAGAAATAGATCTAGCTGATTTAGTAAATGCTATAACATCTACTACAGTTCTATCTGTTATGATATTTTCTTGTAACAATTCAGAAGATCGTTCTGCTAAAAATATTAATTGACCCTTAATTGTAGAATCAGTATTTAAAGGAATACCTAAATCCCTTAAATATTCACTACGCTCAGTAGCAAATTTATAAT